GGGCCAATTGTGGAAGCGTGGCCCCGCCCGATATGATCGCCATCGCAATGTCCGGCGCGTAGTCTTTTAGTTTATCAAGCCATTTCATAGCTTCACCCTATTTTTAAACCAGCCGTAAATGAACCGCTCGTCCTTCTCGCGACGTTCGGCCAGCTCGACATAAAACGCACCCTGTAAGCAATTGAGCATCTTGACGAGTGTCGCCTCGTCGCGCTTGGCCAAGTATTCGTTAAGCCTGCGGATCGTGCCCGAACCGATAACGCCATCGACTGCAATCGCTTTACCTGGCGTTAAGACATTGAGCGCACGCTGCAGGAACTTACCGGCGCGGCTCGTGCCACAATTGACGCCGGTGTCCACAACCTCGGCGGCCACACTCCCCGGCATGTCGTCGGCGCGAACCGAGTCCCAGTACTTCGCCTGGTAGATGCTGAACGCCGTCCCGCGCGGCATCTCGCGCATGCCGCCGGTGTACCCGAACGCGCGAGCAACGCCGACAGTTATGCCGAAGTTAGTCTCACCGCCCGAGTCAGACGGGTCGTTTACGTACCCGCCCTCAACGTCGATAATGTGGTTGATTACTTTAGTTTTCATGGGGTTTTGTCCTTTAAAGCCACATTGTAAACGCATACTCAATACCTGTCACGTTGGCATTTTGCCTACAATCCAAAATGCCATTATTCAACCTAACATCCAGAACGGTTTCGCCATCGATAGCCATCCAATTGTTCGGATTGCCTAGCGCGGCGTCGATACGTTGGACCATTACTGATTTTGCGGGGCTGGTAGCATTAAATTTATTAATATTAGTGTCCCCGCCTTCGCCTGTGTACCTTCCGCAAAAGACCCCTGACTGGTCACCGCCGAAGTTACTATCTTTCGGTCGTGTTACTGTACGTATAACACTACCACTTAACAGATTTGGACTTAACACGTACTCTTCCACGTTTTCCATTTCACCGGCTAACTCGCCTATTTTCGCATAGGTTATGTCGGTGTTGTTTACCGTGTTGCCCTCTATTATTACATTCGTTGACGCAGTACCAAGGAAGTTGACAACATGTCGCTTAGTACCTCCAATCTCTTTATTTTCTTTCATTACATTTTTAAAATTGACACCTGACAGGATAAACCCGTCTATGGCCTTTCCTATCTGATAGCAATCTGTGAAAACGTCAGCAACATCACCGCCAATATGATTGAAGTTTTCCACAATTCCCGCCCCTGGTGATATAGAAACTATTACACCTTGAGCATTGGCGTCGACTTCCGACTCTAACACCGGACCGCCACTCGTGGATTGACCTATGTTCGTTTCAGGCATCCCCAATAAACTAGGTGCATCTAGTGTTACATTTCTAAAATCAAAAGTTGCATCACACTGTAATAGATTAGTCGCGGAGGACAACCACGTCCCCCCGTTGACGTTTACGTTACATATTGCACCGCGCATAAGACCCATTGTCGTATCACACAACATGTCGTTAAAATTCATTTGATATAGATTGTTAGCGTTAGATCCTTTATTCCTAACGAGGTGGCCCGTACACGCATGCACCCTCGGTGCTAGGATTCTATAGCTACGCATCCCAGTAACTAGCGTTTGGTCGGGCCCCGAGCCCGGTACTAGTGGGTTGGGGAAGTCAAGGTCTAACAAACAGCCCTCGCTAACCGCCCCGCCCAAGTTTACTACCAGGCCGCCGTCCCACTTAAAGCCACGGCCAAAGAGTTTAAGTCCTCGGTGAGTGTTTTGCATGGTGCAGTCGATAAACTCCACATCAATATCCGCTGTGTCGTTAGCGGCACTAACGTTTCTAACATCAATTGTCCAACGCGGATCGCCGAGAGTGCCAACGCTACGGGCGTCACTAAAATCAAAAACTACTCGGTAAGCTATAAAGCCACCGTCCCACTCGAAGCCCACCGATTGAGTTGTGTCAGTGAGCCTTAAAACGCTGGCAGAAATATCACCCGGTACAGCATTACCGAAGATAACAATATTTCTATTAAAAAGTGATCTATCAACAGTTAAATGAGTTGCCTCATAGTCGCCGGGTGTGGGGAGGTGCCAAATAAATGCGTTATCACTGCGCAAGGTTTGGCCGACATCTAAAGCCACTTGGAGCGCGGCGGTTTGGTCTACCCCCTTCTTACCAGTTGCGCCGAAGCGCCTAACGTTTATCACAAAGTCCTCGATTCTAAGAGACAATGCCAAATCCGTCCCGGCCCCCGTGTTATGCGCCCACGCAACGATATTTCCTACCGCCGGAGCCCCTACGGACACTGTAACGGAAGATAGTAAAACTAGGTCCCACGTCCCGCCGCCCCCGTTGCCCGTCGTGTGTTCTTTTACGTTTAAGGCGTCGTCGAGTTTTAAGGTCGGATCATTTATCGCGATCGATAGTGTGGCCGGGTTAAGTCGGGTTATTTTGCTTTGCGCGATGGCGTTAACCGCGTCTAAGTACTGGGACGCACCAACCTCGTCCGGTGTGCCGGATGGTACGGCGTTCACTGCGTCGAGGAGTGCCTGCTGAAACCCGAATACATCGTTAACCACCTTAGAGTCCCAAGGTGTGCCGGTCCCGTCCCCTGGGAGCGTGATGTTTTGCGCCTTACCGAAGGGGAACTCTGCGCTCGCGGGAGTTACTTTGCCCGGAAATTCTGCAATAGGAGATATAGCCATTATGTTAGATCCTTATGTATATTCGACTAGTATACCTAGCCATTGTTGTGTAGGGCAAATTTTAAGGCACAAATCCTCGAATTCGTCTCGGCGTTTGGGGTCGACCTGCGCCATGTCGCCAAAGGTCTCACCGCCTATGTATAGGAAGTAAGGCCACTTGCTTTGGTCTAGCGGGACGACATACGTCCGTAGCCGCTCTGTAAAGGTAAAGAAGTTACCACACAAGGCGTCGACCTCCCCACATTCCGCGACCGCCTCCCCGCAGAGCACGAGCTCGTCCGGTACTGTGGTGAACACCTTATTCACCAATGGGTAGCCCTGGGGGTCGGGCCCGTTTCCCGCTTCGGCGAACGCCTCCCCACATTGTGCTAGGGGCTCTCCGCAATCCACCCGCGGCGAGGTTAGTGTGAACTCCCTACGCAAGACAAGAAGGGGGCTCCGTGGGGTCACACATTGTTTAACCCCGGGGGCGGGTTCGGTTCCGGGCTCCCACCACTCATGAACGAACACATTAAACCCGTTCGCTTGTAACGTGTCCTGAATATACCGGGGGTCCTGACCGCCTAGTGCCTTCCAAGTGGCGTCTAACCTATCGCGTCGTTGCTGTTCGGTTAGTCCGGTATCCCTAAGCCCGAATTGTGTGTCCCATGCGTCGAGCTCCCGTGTGGTCGCCGGGAATATGTCTAGCCAAATGTCATCTATGAAGGTTTTAACATCCTCGCCCGTGCCTGCGAGACCCTCGAAGAACTGCCGAAGCTTTTTGTCGATGGTTACACGCCACGCTCTCGCATTCGGCAACAAATGGCGGATCATGTTAAAAAATATCATATGAAGGTCACCGTGTCGGCCTTTGCTTTCTCGCCGATACCTAACGAGTAAAGCTCTACATTAACCCCGGATTGGGAGACAATCACCGAACTAAAGATCCCCCCCGCGGCGCTAACTACATCATCCACAATTCCGCCGACCGCGCTCCGGGTTATCCGGTCGCGTCGCGGCAACACTGAGAGCCCCGAGATAAACGGTTCTCGCCCTAAAAAGTACTCCTCGACGCCGTCGGTTATGTCTGACTGAACCTGTGCAATGTTGTCAACTATTAGCCCCGTGACGAGCACATCAAACGGCGTTCGGGTTATCGCGAACGTATTAACTAAAGCATTCGCGGGTCTCCTTGTGGGTATGCCGTTCTCGTCGAGCTCGATCAGGTCAAGCACTGCTTGCAACTGTGCGGCCGTCGGTATCCCGTCTGGGTTGCCGGAACTGGCGACCGTAGCTTCGGCAAACACATCAACCTGTCCGGGGCAGTCGCTAGTGTACGGATATATGTTGATGATGCCGGCGGTCTCCTCGCCCCATATCTCATAGTCCGCCAGCGCGCCACCCTGCGGGCGTTTCTGGAAGCGATCGACGACGCGCTGTCTGTATGCCTCGGTCGTCTCCGCGTTGGCCCCTGTCACGGTCTGAGAGACGACCGAGGCCTCGCGCGCAACATTGGCGAGAGGATTGGCAAAGGTAACAACCGCACCGGGATCTAAGTTACCGATAACCCCTGCACCGCCGCCATCGACTTGGTCCGACACCGCTCTTATAGTCGCCTGCACTGTCGAAGAGTTTAACGAGACCGAGCCGATAGTGATGTACGTCACACCGTTGCCTGCGTTTAAAAGTTGGGAGCCTGACGGGAGGAACCCGGTCTGCGTCTCGACGGTGATGTCGATCAACAACTCCGCGTTAGTCGCTGCGACTGGATCGCCCACGCCAATTAGCCGGCCCCACTCAACAAGCGGAATAAACGTTTTACCGTTGACGATTGTCTCTTTAGCCGACGCCGAGCTGACGAACATTTGCAAGAACATAAACCCGCCGTATTTGTACAGCAAGATAAACACCCCTGCGAGTGCTTTGGCCAATACGCGCATAAACGATTTAGGCAAAAGCGGGATCGTCTGATTTAATGACGCCTCGAGCTGCGCGATTATGTTGTCGCTGATCTCTTTTGTTGTGGGTGTAGTTAAGCTCATGCGGTCGCCTTCCAATTCTCGACAAACTCGAAGCGGGACTCCTCGCCCACTGCCTCGATGTCTATGACTAATTTAATTTTATTAACGCCGGGCATCGATACGGTCACAATGACAGACGACGCCACGCGCTCAGATAGGAACCAATCAAGGTCGCGCTCTGCGGCGGCTTTAATTCGTTTGAGGTTGTTGGGTGTTGCCGGGAACGCTTGGAGCAAGTGCTGCGTCTCGCTGCGGTACTCGCGGGCGGGCTCGGTCTCGTCAAGGTTGCCCCAGTACGTCGCGGGGTTCTCCTGCAGCCCGTCGTCGTCCTCGTTGCCGCCAAATAGCGACAAGTATGCCGAGGTCTCAAGGCCGCCCGACATCTCGACGATGCCATTCTCGACGGTGATCTCGCCCTCGTCAACTGTCTGGAATAACTTAACATCACCCTGTTGCGTCATTATAGATTAGATCCTGTGTTCTGCTGAGTGTCGCCGTTGCTGTCGTTACCTTGTGCGTGCGCGTGCCCTGCGAGCTCTTTGCCGGCCGCGGTCATCGATGTGCCTGCGGCAACCGTCGGCGCGGAGATTGTAGCGGGGCTCGTGATGTTGCCCGATGTGTCTATAGTAACACCATTTACCACAAAATCACCACCGGCTTGTAACTCGAACGACCCCGACGAGTTCGTCCCCTTGATCGACCCGTCCGCCTTGGTCTCAAACGTGCCCGCGGGTGTGGTCGTGATTGTTCCGCCATCGGGTAGCAACACCGCGGAGCCGTTGTCGTTGGACATCGTGCCGGTGCCGTCGTTCTGTAGCCACACCTCGACAACAACCGCGCCGGTGCCTTTGTCGCGTGCGTAAATCCTTTTGTCCCCTTCGAGTGCTTTGGGCTCGTTGAGGGGGTCCACGTAACCTACCGCCGCCTCGCTGCCCGTCCGTGGCACGTCGACCGTCAC